CCCCCAGCTGGGGTCTTTCACTATGGTGTGTAAGTGTCAACAGCGTTAGGCACGTCGACAACGTACAAAGTTGGAGTGCACACGAAAAAGATCAAGTCAAAATCGGGCGCAGCAGCGACATAGTGTTCAATGGATGGCCAAGCACTATCATTGGCTGTAGGAGCGGTGCAACGAAAAGTGGTATCGACGCGGATGCTCTCGTCCTCCGGAGACCCGGTCGACGGATAAACATCCCGCACTGGTTCAAAAGCAGGCCGAAACCGCCAGCGCGAATACTGGGGCGACACGACAGACAATGCGGACTGCGTCAGGCAGTTCGTCAAAGACATGCCACGCGCACCCCTGCATCGACGACCCACATTTGACGTTGTGGTGATCGCTTGCCTTGCCATGGAACTTCCGTTACCCGGCGCGGTGTTGGTCGTGAATCTGTTCCTCGCGTTGATGAACGGATTCAAAATCGGGTCCCTACCATCTCGCTCTGCAGCGAAATAAGTGATCGGTCCCAGCCCCGAATCTTGGATGTTGAAATGATGCACGATGCCTCCACGGTATCCTGCAAACATGTTCATCACCCAGCTCAGTGGATGCACTGTGACAAAATTGAACGCGGCATTTCCAACTGCCAACGTCTTCTGGGCCCAATACAAACCATCATCCGTGTACCCATAGCCTCGCGGAACGCGCCAAAAGTAGTTCACGCAGTTCTGATTGCCTGTAGGCACGAATGTCGCGTCTGCTGTCTTGGGATTACCCAAAGGCTGAATCTCCAAGAACGAGGTTCTGTGAAGAAGGGGGCGCAATGATGCCACCCTCTCACCCACTGTGACAATGCACACAGTGTTATCCTCGTCAGCACCAGCCGAGTCCGTGATGAGGGACTCGGTGACATCTTCAGACTGAATGGTGTACGCACTCAGATTGCCAGGAAGCTCATTTGGTACAGCAAACTCCAGGTCATCGCCGCCCTGCATGAAACACAGAATGTCGATCTCCGGAGAGACACTTGGACCAGTGAGGGTAGTCAAGACGCGCACGGAAATGACACCATTGTGGGCATTCGGATCGACTGTGACCGTTGGAACGGCACCGTTCGAGAAGTTGTTCAAGAATGTCCCCGTTGTGCACCACGCATGAGCCTGCTTGAATGGAATAGTGACCACAACCTCCTCTTCATGCTGCAAGTCAACCACACGCACAAGCGTTGTGGTCTCGTAATCAGTACTCGGAACGCCGTCAGGGTCCCAAGTGATAATGAGACGACCAGTGTGGTAACGAGACTTGACGAGCTTGAATTTGTAGGTTATTGCGCCTCGCCACTGTGAGAACATGCGTCCAACGTAACCCGTGACCGTGTGGTTCAAAACGGTGGTAGAGACCACTGAATTGGATGCCACCACGATAGGTGTAACCGGCATGGTCCACAAAATTTTGCCCTCGGCATCTGCACCTTGCCAAAGCGACCCCTGCACGAAGCTCTCACGTCCCAACAATGAGCGCATAGCCAATGAATCCTCCACTCCTGCTCCGGTCACTGAACCATCAAGCGTGATCTCATTCTTGGGATCCACAGCCAACTTGTCAGATGGTACCGAAGTGTCAACATTGCTGAAAGCGTGGAATGCTTTTGGTTGATACGGCATCACGTCACTCACAACAGGAGGATTGGAAAAACCGAACAACTTGGCAACACCTGAGACCATATTAGCTCCAACTTCAGCAGCAGTAGCCAGTCCTCCAACCACGGGCACGTTTTTGAACGCGCCAGCCACGTTAGCAACTGCAGTGGCCGGTCCCGATATGGACCCTGGCTCAGAGTACTCATCACCTGTGCCCGTGGGGGCAAGCATTGTGGGCACCTTAGCCATCATGGAGCTCATGTATGGCTGATCGGAAGCTTGAAGGGCGAACGAGGATGTTAAGCCAGCTAGCTCCAAGTCAGTTGTCCAGGCGTAGCACGAGATCCTCACACTGGCGTTCGCAACACCGTTCGCAGACCGCAACTTCGAATACAAAATGTATCGGATGCGACCCATGTTGTCAAATTCGCGAACATCAGTGATATCCAACCATGGGTTGGGCCAAAGAAACGGCAACTCCATCTCGCTCGATGTCATGTTAGCAGGTTCCAAAAACAATCCTGGCGTCTGCGAAAGTTTGATTTGGTCTCCGGTCGTGATATAAGAGTCCTGCTCCGAATCCATTGGGCAATACGACACGCGCATGGCTCCATAGAAAAAAGGGGACGCATTAACCACGAATTTCAACTTCATCTTGCAACGTAGCAACTTGTAATTCTCGAGCTTCTTCTTGATGCTCACGTCATTGAAATACAATTTCCACGGATTGAAATTGGTTTGCGGTACAGTTGTGTTTGTCTCCGACCATGTAAAAGAGTTGATGAGAACAGGACGCGACATAAAGTCACCGAGCCTATTCCCGTCGTCCTGATTGGGCGCAAAGCCTCCAATTGGCGGTGCCGAAACAACGCGCTGGAGGCCTGCATCGACGAACTTGATATTCTGCTGGGTCACCTCATGTGATACTCCAGCCGAAATATCGTCCGCCTGCAAACGGTAGAGATCCATTCCCTGA